CTAAGAGTGCTGCAAAAAGAGATCCGAAGTTGGCTCGGGCTGGCGTATCTGGGTACAACAAGCCTAAGCGTACACCCAAACATCCTAAGAAGTCCCATGTTGTTGTGGCTAAGCAAGGCAATCAAACAAAGTTGATTCGTTTTGGGCAGCAGGGAGTAAAAGGTAGCCCTAAGGGTACTGCAAGAAATAAGGGTTGGTTTGCCCGTCATGCAGATAATATCAAGAAGGGTAGAATGTCGGCTGCTTATTGGGCCGCTAAGGTCAAGTGGTAGTTGAACGGTGCGGGGTAGTGAAACGGTATCATGCTAGGCTCATGCCCTGGTGTTGCGGGTTCGATTCCCGCCCCCGCCACTAGAATAACCTGCCAACAGGGGCAGGATTCTTGAAAGGAAAAGTTATGAGTGACGATCTGATCGAAGCCTTTGATGCCGTGGTGGCTGATGGGGGTAATGAGCAGGTTGAAGGTTTGAGTCGGAACGCAAATGTTTATTTGGGTGACGACGATGGTGGCGGGGAAACCGATTCGGAAACTGATGTTTCTGAGTTGGTTGGCGAAGAAGATGTTGATAGCGAAACCGAAGAAGCAGACATTGCTGACATTGCGGATGACGATTCGGATGTTGAGGATGTAACTGACGAGTTCGATTTCGACTCTATCAAAGATAAAACTGTTTCGGTTGTTGTTGGCGGAGAAACGTTTGATGTCCCGCTGGCTGAACTGAGAAACGGTTATATGCGTCAGGCGGATTATACTCGCAAGACCCAGCAGATTTCGCAGGTTGCTGAGTTGGCTCGTTGGGCGCAAGACATGCAGAACGCTTTGCGTGACAATCCTAAGGGTACTGTCAAGTATTTGCAGGAGGCGTTGGGCATTGGTTCTGAGTCGGAAGATCCTTGGCAGGATGTTGATCCCGATATGCAACCTGTGTTGTCAGAGTTGCAACGCACTCAGGCTGAGTTGGCTGATCTAAGGTCACGGTCTGAGCAGGCGGAGCAGGCTCGGATTCAGGCTGAGGTTCGGGTTGAACTGGATCAGATGAAATCTAAGTATTCTGATTTTGATCCGCAAGTTGTGTTGCCTATTGCCATTGAAACTGGTTTGAATATGGAGAAGGCGTACAAGTTGTGGAAGGCTGACAGGTTGGAAGAAGATTCGGCTGCTAGTGCTAAGGCACGTGAGAAGGCTGAGGCTGCTGCCGCTAAGCGGGAGAAGGCTCGTAAGGCTTCGCAGAAGGTGGCTAAGGGTGGTTCTAATGTGGCGGCTTCGTCGGATGATTCTTGGAAAAAGTTTGATTCGTTTGAGGATATCTTTGCATATGAGTTTGAAAAGTCTCGTTGAACAAGAGGTGAGTTATGGCTAATCCCAATTTTGATAACATTGTAGCAACTACTCTGAAGCGGTATTTTACCGAATCAGGTAAGGCTGTCGATAACATTTTCAAGCGGTCCGCTGCGCTGGACTGGCTGAAGAACACGGCGAAGATCGACGCTCAGGGCGGATCTTCGGCTGTTATGCCGATCGTCTACAACACGAACAGTTCGTTCCAGTACTACAGCGGGTACGATGCGTTGACCCCTGTGCACGGTGAGGAACTGGTCACGGCAGCAGAGTATGATTGGAAGCAGGCTGCAATCTTCATCCCGATGTCGGGCATGGAGGAAGCGAAGAACAGCGGTGATCGTGCTGTTGTCAAGTTGCTTCAGACCAAAGTTGAGAACGCTGAGATGACTGCTGCCGAGCAGTTTGAAACTGCGTTCCTTCAGTATGATGGCACCGAGTCCAGTGGCAAGGCGTGGGGCGGTCTGCCCAGCCTGGTCGAAGGAACGGGCACCGTCGGTGGTATTGATTCGTCCACCAACACCTACTGGAATTCGTACATTCCTACCACGGCCACCTACACGCTTGCGCTTCACAGCAGGGCGTACAACACGGTGTCGTATGGTGCGGATGCTTGCGACTTCCAGATTACCACCCAGACTCTGTGGGAAACCTATGAGGGCAAGTTGCAGCCGAATCAGCGGTTCACCGACGCCAAGACTGCGGAGGCAGGGTTCCAAAACCTGTTGCACCGTGGGTCGAAGGTTGTCTGGTCGGACCTTATGCCTGCGACGAAGTGGTACTTCCTGAACAGCCGTCACGTCAAGATGGCGGTGCTGTCGGGCAACTGGATGAAGTTCCGTGGGTTCGTTGAGCCTTACGATCGTGACGCCAAGTATGGTCTTATCACCTGCTACGGCACGTTCGTGACCGACGGTCGTCGTTACCTTGGTCGGGCCATCTGGACTCCGTGATTTAGTCCGTTACATTTTGCGGTGATTGGGGAGAGGATTTATTTCCTCTCCCCTTTCGCCGTTTCAGGGAGCATTATGTTTATTGATTACCGTGAAGGTTTGCGTCGTGCGGTAGCGACGTTTGTTGCGGGGGCTACGGCTTCTCCGTTGACTGCTGCCGTGTTTGACATTTCGTTTTTCAAGGCTGCTGGTATTAGCGGTTTGATTGCTGTGTGGAATTTGTTGGGCCGTTGGGCTAAGACTGCTTCGGATTTGAGGCGTAATGACTACTGATCTTACTGTAACGTGGAAGAATGCTGTGCCGTTTGATGCGGTGTGGGGCCAGCAGGTTTCCGAGGCTGGTCGTGGTGTGGTATTTGATGCTGCTGCTATGGCTGCGGGTTTTGATATTCAACCGTTTCACGATTCGTCTACCGAGTCGGCCATGAAAGGTGCTGTACCTTTTGCAACTGACGAAGATTTCTCTTGGACGGACGAGTATCATGCTGCGGTTGAACAGGTTCAACCGAAGCGTGGCCGTCCTCGTAAGGAGGTTTGATTATGGCGATGACGTACGGAGACATGCGATCGTTTATGCGTGTTCATGCGGATGCGGATAGTGTGGATGCGCCTGATGCTACGTTGGAAGTGTATGCGAGGATTGCTTACAATGATATTTTGTCTCGTGCGTCGTGGCCTCATCTTACTGTGTCGTACACTTTTACGACTGTCGCAGGCCAGTCATCTTATCCGTTTACAGATTTTAGTGCGACAGATTTGGAAGAAGTTACTGCGGTTATTGACACTACCAATCTTGGTCGTCGTCTTATCTATATCACTAAGGCTGATGCAGATTTGGCTTTCGGTCAGCCGATTGATTCGCAGTCTGAGGTGGCGAATGCGTACAATGTTTCTAACGGAAATCTGATTTTGTATCCGATTCCGTCTACGACGGGGAAACAGTATACGGTTCGTGGCCGTCGTGAGCCTGTTGCTTGGCCTGATGGGGACAACTCGGTTCCCGATTTGCCCGATGTTATGCACGAGGCGATTGCCTGGTACATGTTGTCGTCGTTTTTTATGGCGCAGGAAGATCCACAGTTGGCTGGCGTGTATCTAAACGAGTATGAGATGATGGTTCGGAAACATACTCGTAATGAAACTACTAAAGAGTATAAGTCTAGGCCGCTGATTATGGGTGGTCAGAACTATCCGCAGCCTGATTTTACTCGGTGGGTGCGTGGACAGTTGGAGGGCTGATGCGTCGCAATCTGAAAGTTCAGTTCTTCAACGATTTTACTGGCGGGTTGAATAACAATCAGCAACGTCAGAACTTGGAACCTAATGAAACTCCTGATTGTATGGACGTTGTGTTCAATAACCGTGGCGGGTTTCGTACCCGCCGTGGTTTCAGCACTCTAGTTTCTGCTTCTGGCGCTCTTGATGGCGGATATATCGGTGGCAGTTTTTCTGCTGGAACCGAAGTGCTGTGGGGTATAACGCATGGCGGGGGTTTGTGGACTTATGACGGTACCACTTTTACTAACGTTACTACTGCTAACAGTGTGGATTCTAATGTAATTGTCAAGTCTGCCGTGTGGGATGACAAACTTTATTTTGCTAACTGGCTGTCATCTTCTACTTTATTGATGCGATATTGGGACGGCTCTAGTCTTACTACGTTGACGAACACGGCTAACAACGATTACACGGCTCCTACTGGGGGTAATGCGCCGTTGGCCCGTCAGATTGCGAACCATTCGGGCCACATGTTTTGGGCTGATACGACCGAATCGGGCACCCGATATCGGTCTAGGCTGAGGTTTTCGCATCCGTTGCAGCCTGAGGACTTTGCGGACAACGACTATTTTGATATTGAGCCTGCCGATCAGACTGATGAGATTACGGCTTTGGTCCCGTTTCAGAACATGATGTTGGTGTTCAAACGTAAGGGTGTATACGGGCTGTACGGTTACGATCGTGAAACGTTTATTGTGCAACGTTTGTCTACGCAGGCTGGTGTTTCTTGCCGTGAGTCTGTCGATACCAATTCTGGTATCGCCTATTGGTGGTCGTTGGATGGGAACGTTTATGCTTTCAACGGGTCTGGGATTGTTCCTGTGGGGGATCGCATCAAGGGTATTGTCAATGATGGCATTACTGTGACTGGTTGCTTGACGAACAGGGTGCGTTGGATTGACAATCAGTTGTGGGTTTCGTTGAAGAAAACTGGTGGCGACAGAATCCTGTTTGTTTATGATCCTTCTGTTGGTCAGAACGGGGCGTGGACAAAGTTTTCGTTTGCCCCTACTTCGATGTTTTGGTGGAAACGTTCTGGTGCCCAGTCTAAAATTGTTTTCTTGAAAGAAAGTTCAAACTATCTTTACGATATGTCTGATCCTGATAAAGAGGGTGATACGACTGGGGCGACTACCGCTGTGATTCCAGCGTATTACAAGATGGCTTGGTATTCTGCGTTGGATACTGGGCTTGGTAAACGTTGGTCTCGACCAACGGTTACTGCTGCTTCTACTGCCGTTGGCGTTTTGGTCGTGGAAGTTTATCATGATTTCAATGAGGCTGTTATTGATCGCACGTTGTTGATGGATGTGGACGGGACTGAGACTGGTCGCATGTATTGGGGTGACGATTGGGGTACGGATTGGAATGCGAACGATTCCGATGTTGTGTATGAGTTTCGCAGGTTGTCGTCTTTGGGTAGGGCGAATGCTGTGCAGTTGAAGTTTCGTATGACTAATAGTACGAATGCTTGGTGGATTGATTCGGTTGCGATTCCGTATTTGGAGAAAGCGTACAGGTGATTTAGATGGCTTCCAATGTTTCTGTTACATATGATTTCGTTCAGGGTACTCCTGCGAATGCGGATGATGTGGACACAAACTTTTCTGATATTACAACGTGGATCAATACGAATGCTGTGCATTTGGATGGGACCAAGGCGTTTACTGGTTTGGTAACTTTGTATGGGGCTGACCCTAGTGCGAGCGATCATGCTACACGCAAAGGTTATGTTGATGCTCAGGTTGCTCGTCCCATCTTTGATTTCACTCGGGAAAATGTGAACGTTGTTGCTGGTCAACCTACTGGTGTGACGAATATAGATGTGTTGACTTCTGGGTTTTGGTATTACAGTTCTTCTGGTTCTGGTGTTTTTGAGTTCAATTTTCGTGGAAGTTCTGGAACAACTTTATCTTCTCTTGTTTCTGTCGGAGATTCTTTGGATGTTGTTGTTGCTGCGAACCCTGGTGGGATAACCCATTATTTGACTTATATAACTATTGATGGTTCCGCTACAACGGTAAAGTGGATTGGTGGAGATTATCCCACTTCTTCTACTACTGATGCGACTGAAGTTTACCGTTTCAAAATTATCAAAACTGCTTCGGCTCCGACTTACAGGGTTCTTGCTGTTCGGGAAGTTTACGAATGATTCGTTTGAAGATGCCGTATGGGGCTGAGTTGCCTCAGTCTGTGTATCGTGCGATCACGCACGTATATAAACTGTTTGCCCCTACTCCTTGGACTGATGTGACGTTTGAGAATGGTTGGTCAAATCATGGGAGTCCTTATGGTGATATCCAATATCGTCGTGCGGGAGACATGGTTCAGATGCGTGGAGGTGGTGACGGAAGCCTTGGGGTTACTGCGTTTACTTTGCCTTACGGGTTTCGTCCACCTTACACGTTAGAAATGGGTGGGGTTTCTGAATCGAATCATGCGATCGTTTATATTTACGATGATGGACAGGTGGAACCTCAGGGGTCTGGTAGTTCTACCGAGTTCCATTTCAATTATATTTTTGCGACGGATGACGATTTTCCGTTTGTGACGAGATGAGGTGATATGTGATGACGATGTTTGATTATGAACAGCAACGTGCAGGATTGGGCCGCCAGTTTGAGCAGGAGTCTGCGCTTGCCGATTACACAAACTTTCTCCGTCAACAGGGTTTTCGTGAGCAGCGTGAAGATACTCAGCGTGCGTATAGCCGTGAGTTTCCTCGGTTTACTGGGCAGGCTGCTCGTCGTTTGGGGTCGGGTATCAAGTCTGGGGTTTTCCGTCAGCAGTTGGGGGAGAACGTCCAGGACTATAACAGGTTGTTGCAACGTTTGGGTTCGCAGGCTGCGCAGTCGCAGTCGCAGTTTCAGTTGGAAACTGCTGCTCGGCGGGCTGCTTATGAGAGGGCGTTGGCCGATTTGCAGGCGCAGGCTGCTATGGGGATGATGAATCAAGGCTTGGGTTTTGGTGGTGTTCCTGTTGCGACTCCTCAGTTCCAACGTCAGATGTCTACGCCTCGTGGTTCTCGGGCTGTTAGGAGATAGTTATGGCACGTCGTCGTGATATCAATTATGATATGGGTGATCCTCAGTTGTTTATCAACAACGTTCCTAATCAACCATATTACAAATATAGCGGTCCGACTGCTACTGCTACTTGGCAGGGTTCGCAGTATCGTGGCCCGTCGTCTACTGCGACTTGGCAGGGTTCACAGCGTTCTGACATGGGTTCACAGCGTTCTGACATGAGGGATTTCAGCATTCCTTATACAAGTCCTTATGCTGTTGCCGCTCAGGCTGCTGCGGCAAGTGTACCAGAAAATGTTGGCGGACGTCGTAATGTGCGTGGCGGTTTTTTGCGTCCAACAATCCAACAGTATGAAGATGAAATGTTTGATAAAATATACGGTATTGACAGCCCCGAGGCTACTGGACCCACGTTTGCAGAAACACTTGCTGATTTGATTTCCAAGTTGGGTGGCGGTGGTGGTTCTGGACGCACAGTTCTTTACGATCCAGATCCTGAGTCTACCCGTTCTCAGGCTTTGATTGATGCAATCCAGTCTGGTTATGGCGGGATGCGCCAGGCCGAACAGGATTATTTGAATGCGCTGATTTCTCAGGTTGGTGCTCAAC